TTAGTCTGCGAAAAGATCAGGCTGTAAACGGGCTTTTTCAATTGCTGCCATGCGTTTTACGATTCTGTAGATGTAAACCACGCTTAAATCGTATTTTTGCGCAAGCTCAGCCTGATTATGCCCATTGAACTCTTTATATATCTGAATATCGCGCTCATCAGCAAAAAAACCGTCGCCTTTCGTTATATAAAGCAGCTGTCCACCCCAGTGTTGACAGATAATATACATCAATTCATTGGATATTTGGCTGGCTTTTTCGGCATCTACATTGGCATCTTTGAATAGTGAAAGTGCTTGATCACGAAGATCAAGCAATAAAGCTTGGCCACGTCTGCTGTGTTGTCCCATTTTTCGCTGTTTTGACATGGCTCTTCTCCTTATGACTCTACTTTTTGGGCTTCGTTTTTGGGTTCTACACGCTCAATGCCGCAACGTTTGCACCATTGACGTAAATGCGTAATGATCATGTCTGCATGCTTACTACTCAAAAACTGTAGTGCGCTGACATCGACTTTATTTTCGACAAATTTAGCCAGAGCCTTCTCGCTGCTGTTGCGAACCTGACCAGCTTCATGCAGTTGCAGCCATAAATGGCGAATGAGTTTGCTTTGCGAGTCACTGGCCAGATTTTTAACTTCAGATTTAGGCTTTGAATCGACGACAAAGCCGAGCTGCTTCATGCGATCCAGCACAGTTTCGAGCTGCGCTGGAGTCATTTGTTTTGAACTTGTTTTACCTGTGCAGCTTTCTAGAATTTCTCGGTAAATCTCATCGTCGAGCCCGAGTTGGGTCTTGCCAACATGAATAAGCTGGATGAGTTTGGCTTTTTTATTGAATTTCACCTCAAAACACTCCTTTGGTTGCGTCATATAAACCAATCAGAGCAAGCAAGCCAAGGCTTGCAGAACAACCTGCTTTTAGTAAGTATGAGCGACGTTCAAATACAGTTAATCCGTCAGTGTTGCGTGAAACCCAAGCCAGATGTGCTTGCTGGAAGCACTGGAATAATCCAAGTAGAAAGACAGCAAAGAAAGCTAGAATCATCATTCTGGCATCTCCCGACCTTTTAAATGTTGGGCATAGCCTCGACATGCTCGAAGTTTTGATTTATCAATATTTGACTCGTCTTCAATAGATTCGTGGCAATAAAAAACTTTGCTAAATTCCAAGCATTCTTCTAGTTCATCCAAAGTTGCTGAGGATGTATTGCCTACGGTTCCAGATCTATATGCGCAACCCTTACAGACTTTATTTTCATCTGCATACTTTAAAAACTTTGCACCACGACATGCGCCTGAGAAGCTAGGTAGATTTAAATCATTAAAACTGTAACTGTCTGGATGTTGATCACTATTGATTAAAATATGCATATCAACAGCATCTAAACATGCAACTGAGAACTGATTAGCAATTTCAATGACATTGCTGATTAGTTTGATCAATGTATCTTTATCATAGCCAGCAAATAACTGTTGGGCTATATTAAAACGGTCTGCAAGTGGTGCAAGAGCTAGACGTTCCAAGATGTCTGAGTTTTTAGATGAAATAGTTAATGTCATGAAACCTCTCCCAAACTTTCAATAACTTCTGGCGGTAAATTTTATAAATCTTCAGTTTTAATCATTGCATGAACCCATATTTTTTTTGTCCACAAGCACATTTGTAGAGACCTTTTAAACTGATTGAAAATGTTCTGGACGTTTGCGTGTGAACTTGAACATTCTTGATGTATTCCCATTTGTGACGGCTACCTAAAGTACATTTTTTCATTTAGCGTGCCTCCACTTTAAAATCTTCAACTTCAATATCTTCAATTTCATAAAAAGACTCATTTTCTGAATTTTCTATTGAGTCCTTTTTCCATGAAGGGTGAATTACTCCAAAGACGTCGCTATTTGATTTTGCATAACCGTTAAGAACGAGTCTTGCTGCCGTCTTGTAAATATCATCAGAATTTTTGACGTAGTATCCACAGTCGCATACTCCTTCGATATCTTCTGGTGTTGGATTTGATGCCCATTCAGCAAGCTCTATTTCAATCCAAGCCTGAACTGTAATTGTCACTAATTTTTTAATACCCATATTCTTCTCCGCTGCTCGTCAGTACCAGTCCACGACGACTGGCAGACACAGGCACGGATGCCTGTGTTTCGCTTAGAAAGTGGTTGGTTGTGCAACTGCTCGGGTTAAAGCCATTAGGCCTTGTTGTAAATTAGTTGCCCCAGTGGCTACCCAGTGATGTGGCTCCGCATCTGTCAAACGCTGAAACTCTGCGAAATCACCCGTTGTAGCTCCATGTGCATTGGCTGAATCAATTTGTTGACGTGTGTGATCGAACAGCTTTTCAACTAAAGCACCCAATTCAACACCCATAGCTTTGATTTCATTGATCAAGTCAGTCTCTACTTGAGAAAGTTGGCGATAGCCTGTAATTGGTTGGATTTCCATTAGTTCACCGCCTCTTTAAGTGCTTTACCTGCTTTAAACGTCGGCACTTTTGCCGCAGCAATTTGAAGCTCTTCACCTGTTTTAGGGTTACGGCCAGTACGCGCTGCGCGGTCTGAAACTTTGAAAGTACCGAAGCCAACCAACGCGACTTCACTACCACTTGCTAAAGTGTCTTTAACGCCAGAGATGAAAGCATCTAAAGCATTTGTTGCTTGTGTTTGTGTAAGACCAGCAGAAGTTGCAATGTGTTTAATAAGTTCTGAACGGTTCATGTTTAAAATTTCCTGTTATTTAAGATTCAATGTGCTGCGGTAGCAGCTGGGTCAACGGTTTCAATTTCATAGCCAAAGCTATTTTTTGGTTTCACGCTTGCGCCGATTTCGGCCAGTTGTTCTGATGTAAGTTGTTTGATTGCCTCCTTATCTGGCTCAGTTTTGGTACGGATGCAGTGCTCAAGCTGAAGTTGCTTAAGTACTTGGCATGTAAAAATTGGGTCTGGAATTGATACCGTGGTTGATAGGCGGTAGCCGACTGAACCGTGTGTCAATTTCTTAGTTTTGATCTTGGTAAATTCAGTTTTACGGTGATCACAAAATTCCTTCAGTTGAAGTTCATGGGCTTTGACTCGTTCAAGAAGTGGAGCCATTTTTTCTTTAGCCTGATTTTTGATTTGATCGACCTGTTCATTGCATGCTGCTTCTTCAAGTGCGATGTCGCGCTTGAGATCAGCTAACTGTGCAAGCGTTTGATCAACCGCTTCCCAACTTTGTAGTTGAGGTTCTTTTAAACTTGTGCGTGCCATTAGTTTGATTGCTCCTCTGTTTCAGCCGCTTTAAGCCGTTGGTAACACTGTTCTAAAGATTCATCTGGACGCTTGTTCTGTGAGACGTGCGCCATGAGTTGTTCGGTAGGAATATTTTTTAATCCTCGTGCTGGTTGCTTGGCATTCATCTGTGTAAAAGCCATCATTTCGCCAAAACCGACGACAGGCTTTTCATGCTTTAGACGTTCATGTTCAGCCTGATCTGCCGCGCGTTGGGCATCAGTTTTTGAATAAGTGGTATGCGTGGTACGGACACCAGCATGATTGCGTGGTGTTGAATCTTGAACTGGCGCATATTCGGGTTTATATGAAGTAAGCACTTCATATAGATAGCCATGATTTTTAAATGGCAATTGCAATTTGCCCTGATCACGACGTTCAATGATGGTGTTGATTGCCCAAATCCATGCAGCTTTTGGAGCTGCATGAAAGTGATGACCACGTTTGATCTGCTTGGCATTGATATCTGCTGCGAGTTCATTCAATAGCTTAGATGCACGATCAAAGGTCAGGTCACGGCTGTCTGAGCGGAACATGCCAAGGTACTGAATCATCGGTTTTGCCAAATCGCCAACTAGGTTTATTGCAGCCAAAAATGCTTGGCTGGCTTCGCTGTGACCAAGTAAGGCATCAAGGCTGGTGGTCGCACCGCAAGCTGGGCATCTAGTTTTCATAAATCAGTAACCCTCATGCATGCTGCAACAACACTTGCAGGTCTTACCTTTTGCGATGCTTTTAATGCTTCCGACCAAATCTTTGCGAATAAAAAGCCAGCACCAGCTTCCATAGCCGCTCGCTCCATTTCAGGCGTTGGTGTCTTTGGTACAAGCACATAGTCACCACTTACCAACTTGTCTAAATCTTTAGTAAATTGAGCGCGTTTTTCTTGTGTCGTCATGGCGTTATCCTCTGTAATTTCTGCTTTGAGCTTCAAAACAGGTTTGACATTCAGTGCAGCGTGTCACGCCGCCAATCTTGCGACGTTGTTCTGGAATTTCGACGTCGCAGTCTTCACATTCGTAATAGCTATGCGCTGTAAATTTGGCGCGATTTGCAAGTGATTGCTGTAGTTGCTCTTCACTGATTTGTGTTGCAACATCGGAAAAATCAGCCATGACAACCTCCTGTAGCAAGGAAGGTAATGGCAATGATCAATGCCAAAAGAATGATTGTGATAGAAATTAAGAATCCTTTATCCATTGCAGCCTCCTAGCGAACTAGCCGCCAATAACAATCCAATTAAGGTAAAAGCGAATATAAAGTTGAGTAAAAAAACTCGTTTTGGAGTCATGGCTCACACTCCCATGATCACGTGACGATCAATAATTGGTGCACCAAGCTCTGCTGCGGCGTTCATAGCACCTGTAATCAAGTTACCCACTGCTAGTGGATATAAAAGTGAACGTTCGATTTTGCCGTTGCCATTGGCCTGAGTCAGACGCTCTGCAATGGCATAAATGCCGTCTTCTGTAATGATGTCTGACAATTTTTTGTCGGCAGCTTTGATACGATGTTGCAAGTACTGCTCAAGGCCAGTGCTGGTCAGTGGCTCAAGCGTGATGTTTTCACAGCGTTGAACAACTTCACGCACATGCGGATTACGTTCGCTGAGCTTATTGGCAAGTTCGGTTTGACCAATGAGAATGATCGACACCAGATTTTTAAAACCGCTTTTAAGTTCAAAAAAGCGTTTTAAATGTTTAAGAGTTGGGATTGGAAGGCTATGTGCTTCTTCAATCAAAATCACATGGCTGTTGCCCGCAAGTGATGATTCTTTAAGTAAATTGTGGACTTGGCGAAAGCGTGCTTCAGCAGAGCTTTTCGGTTTCTCTTGGCCATTACTTATCGTTTCGATAATTGATTCTGCGATATGACCAGACTTTAATGTTTTGCCTTTGATGTCATTGTCTTCTGTACCAATGATGTAGGGTTCAATCATGATGATTGGTAAATGTTCGCGTTGAATCCGATCTTCAAGATCAAGACGCAATGTGGTTTTGCCTGAGCCAGACTCACCTGAGATTGCAATGAAACCACCTAGTTTGGCAGTTTGGTACATGGCTTGGCGAACATAGTTAATGTCGTCATTCACATACAGTTCGTCCTGCGACTGGACTTCACCAGTAAACGGGTTGCTGAATAAGCCAAATGCCTTTCTGGCTTGTTGGGTTAGTGTTTGTTTTGCCAGTAACATGACTTCTTCTTCCTCTATTGAAGGTTCAAATTTTTGCGGTACAGGTGAGTTTTGTGATTTGCGCGGATTCATAAGCGTCAAAGCATCTGTGACGTTTTTGGGATCAGCACCTTTATCAACCAAAACTTTTGCGATCCGTTCATGGATGTCTGGAATTTTTTTTGGATAAACTCCTTTATTGAGCAGTAAATTGAGTGCTGCTGTTCCAAGACCGACTTTTTTTGCAAACTCGACTTGTGTGAAACCAGTGCGCAGAATGAGATCCTTTATTGTTTTTTCAGACATGCTTTATCCCCCCACAACTTTGAGCGTAGGACGCTTTGGTGATTTAATTTCATTTGCAATTTCTCTGATTACATCCGCTGGTACTAGACCGTCGAGATAGGTTGCTTGAAGCGCTCTGTAGTGATCAGTTGTCCAGAGATCACCGACCAGACCACGAATTTCCCTAGCCGCTTCAAAAATAGTGACTGGTGCTGCCTGACGACGTTGCTGCGTTGTTGTCATTTGCTCGCCAGCACGGGTGATATAGGTTGGAACTTCTACCGATTTGACGTCTGCCATAACATCGACTTGGTCTTTATATGCGGTATGTTTTTTGGCAATCGCCTTATCGACTTGCTCCAGAGTATCTGCGCCATAAGCTTTCTTAAGAATGCTCTTACGTTTTGCGTCAATCGTGCTTTGTGGCATCGCCTTGGTTTCTTGACCAATAATTGCAGCATCTGTATTAAAGCCGACCCAGTCTGTCTGCATTGGGGTGCAGGTAAATGCGATTTCTTCACCATGTTGATTGGTTACAAGTACATCGATATCAGGTGCGCGATATGGGTTGACCACAACTTTAAGTTTGGCTTTCGGATAGACACCATCGATATGACGAACATCATAGTCATGTGTACCATAGCCTTTGATGGCGTAAGAAATAGTCAAGTTACTGGTGACAGTACGTTCTACTGGTGCTGTTGTGAGTAGCTCTTTACATAGCTCTAAAGGTGGAGCTATGCGAAGTTGTTGTGGTGAAATACTTTGCCAAACTGCATTTCGAGTGCGTCTTGTGCGGCTATGAACTCTGGTTTCATTCCACATTACGCGCCATTGTTCTGCTGATTGATTGAGCTGCTCAAGATTGTCAATCTGCATGAAACGAAGACGGCCTTCATACTGCGTTTCAACGATATTTTGGCCGTTTTCTACCTGACCTTTTGCACGTGAATTTCCAGCAGAATGGTCAATAAAAGTAACATCTAGACGCTCTAGTAAATTCTTAAACAAACCAGATGTGTTGGCACAGCCTTTGTCGGTGTAAAGAATAAATGGCACACCATGCAGCGGCTCTTGTGATGAACGTTTGATGATGCAGTTAAGGAAAATCTGAATCAGGTTTTCTGCACTTTCACTGCCGTACACATATTCAACATAAATCGACCCTGAAAAATGATCGGTAATGACGTAGCGGATTACACGGTCATTTTCGATTTTCTTCACATTTGCAGGTTTGTTCTTGTAGAACTTTTTCTCATCCATGACCTGCATACCACCGCGAGGTATGTAAAACAGGACGCAAACAGATGCATCGACTTGCCAGACGTGATTTGGATGAAGCGACTTTTGCTGAGTGTGCGCTGTCGGTGTCGCCAGTTGCTTTGGATGACACATATTTTGTTTCATGACACGTGCAACTGTGGCTGCTGAAACTTTTGGAGCCTTACCATCTGCCATTAAAATTTCTAGTGCAGTGGTGACAGGTAAAGTTTTTTTACCATTGGCACGAGTCGCAACATGCACCATGCCGCCGATCTGCTCTGCAACTTCGGCAGAAACTACTGACTTGCCTTTGTCTGAGCGCTGTTTGCGCTCTGACTTAAAGCCAACAGTTTCTAACTCTCGGTAAAGCTGCGGGCGACTGATTTGTAAAGTGTCGCAAGCAGTTTTAACGATGTCAGCTTTCTCACCAAACTTAGCAGCAGTAAGTTTGGCTGCAATATCACGTATATAGTCTTGTTTTGCTAAGTTTGGAGTCGTCATGATTAAGACTCCAATTCTGATGCTGGATCGATTTGAGTTTGTCCTACTGACATCCATTCAGGATTAACCATTGCCTGAAAATCAATCTGAATACCTAAATCGACACTGGTTTGTGCAATTTGCTGAAATGCTGCTACAACGTTGGCTTCAAGCTGCTCTTGGATGTTGTACAACTCATGTTCATTAATGGTATCTAAAATAGAGTTGATATGATTGGTAAAACGCACCACATCGTTATGCAATGTCAGACATGCTGAACTGGCTTCTTCTAATGCTTTTTTAGCAAGTTGCTGTGGTTGAGATTCAGCCCGCTTTTTGATTTCTGGTGCACTGGTCAATTTGGTGACTTGAGTATCAAGCTGATTAATCTTTTCGTCTTTTTTACCAACGATGGTCTCTAATGCTTCTTTGTCTGAGCTGAGTTCCTTGATCTGTGCATCACGCTCAGCTTTTTCCTTAGCATGCTTTGCAGACATTTCCTCAATGAGGTCGATCAAGCTCTCACGGTCTTCAGTTTTAACGGCTTCGCCATTGATCAGAATTTCACGTTCACCCTCTGGTAACTTGCGTAATTTACGAAGGTCACGATAACCCAAACCCATACGCTGACTGGTTTCGAGGAAGTCTTCACCGAAAGTGGAAAGGTTTAAAATATCTTGGTCAACTTTTTCCCGACTCATACCTAAATGCTGGCAAAATTGCTCAAAAGTGGTAACGGTTACCAGTTTTCCAGTTTGGTCAATTACCTTTAAGTCTTTGTATTGCTTAGTTTCTTTAATTTCTGCAATGAGTTTAATTTCGGTAACGGTTACCAGTTTTTTGAAAAAAGCTGTGGTTTTTAAAGCACCAACTTTCTCTGTCAGTTGAAGTTGTTCAATAGAAACAGACTGTTCAAGTTGAGCAAGTTGGTTTTGGTTGAGTTCAGTCATTTATGCTGCTCCCGAATTGATTTGTCTTACACCAGCAAAAACCTGTTGTATGTGTTGGTTTATGCGGCCTTGTGCTCGGTCGATTTCTTCGGCATGGGCATAAGCAGCCTGAATAAAAAATTTGCCTTGGGCGTAACTACCGTCATCCAGTTTTTGGGCAAACCCATGTTGCTCTAGTGTTTTTAGGGCACGTGTAATGGTTGCTGGGGATGTGCCAATTTGTTTAGACAATTCCTGATTCGTTGCGCCTGACAAACTGCGACCACGTAAGGCTTTTAAAACCTCTAGTACAATTCCTGCGGATTTATTTTCTGTAGTCATCGTCATTACCTGCCTGATGTAAGTTGGCGCGCAGCATGGGGTTCTCACTTAGGAGAATCTGGTTGTCTTGTTCTGCAAAAAACCATTGCATGTATCCAAAGACCGATGCGACTAGAAACAAAAAGGTGAAGAATTTCTCTCTCATGTTTATTTCCTTATGTGCAAATATGTGCGAATATGTGCAAAGTAACTAAACAGTGACTTTTTGCTGATTAGGTGCAGGTTTTAATCCAAGTGCAACGGCAATCTGATGTGCTCTTCCAAAGTTACCTTTAGATTGTCCGTTTAAAACTTTGTAAACCTCTTGTGGAATAAAACCGTGATTTTCAGCCCATGCTGAAACAGGAATACCTTGATCAATAAATTCTTGTTTCACTTGTTCGGGTGTTTTGGAGTGCATTTTTAGTTTCCTTTGTGTGGCTAAAGTAGCATTAAGTAGAACTTATAACACCACGATAGTAACTATTAAGTTACCTGTCAATAGATTTGGAGTATTTTTTGTGTCTATAGGTGCGAGACTTAAAGAAGAACGTGAACGTTTGGGTTTTACACAACCAGCATTTGCGGAATTAGCAGGCACAACAAAGAAAAGTCAGATCGATTACGAAAAAGATCTTACTCAGCCTAAAGCAGGTTATTTGGCAGCAATAGCAGAGGCTGGTGCTGATATTTCTTATATTGTTACTGGGAAGGCAATAGAGAAACTAAAAAGTGACTTTGAGGATGAGTTTGATTTGGTTAATGTTTATGATGTGAAAATTTCTGCTGGTCACGGTAGTCTTTGTTCTGGAAATGCAGAACCAGTCTCTCGTCTAGCATTTAGAAAAGACTGGCTTCACAAACAAGGCCTGTATGCAAAAGATTTATTAATCGTATGCGCAACTGGCGATTCGATGATTCCAACAATCCAAGACAAAGAAAAACTACTTATTAATGCTGCTGATAAAGAACTCACTGATGGATTTATTTATGTGATTCGTAATCAAGATAATTATTGGGTTAAGCGTATTCAAATACAGTTCGATGGCTCTTTATTGCTAATCTCAGACAATAAATTGTATCCACCGATGCAGCTTGATCTAAATGATGCCGCAGATATTGAAATTATTGGACGTTGGGTTCCATCTAGCCGTAATGCTTTTTATTAAAATGGAAATAAAAAATGATGCCTTATGACAATTGGTTTACAGGAAAGAATGCAAGATTTAGATTGTATTTAGGCCTTTTTATTGCTGCTGTTTGTGGGGCTTTATATATTATTGACTGGGTTTTAGGGTGGTTTTATGATTAAAGATAATGATCTTGAATGAGTTAAGTGGTAAATTCGAGCAAAATTTTTATTAAATAAGTATTAATAAAAGAGAGTGTCTTTTAAGTGAGGAAATTATGGGGTTTCAGAATGAAATTTATGGACTTAAATTTTCAAGCCCACCTAAAAACTATGAAGTTTTAAGGTTGCTTACCAAATTTTTAAAAGAAAAAAAAGGTGTTGCGGATATTCAACATTTAGAAGATAAACATGCTCAGATTATTGAACATGCTCTTCAGGGTTGGAATTTGATTGATGCTACTGAGTTTAGAAAAATTTATGCACAAGAAAAAAATCGTGTAGATCGGAATATTGCTGAAATGAGAGATATTGCAGAAAATGGTTGGGGTATAAAGCAATATTTTGAAGTTGCTCTTTTGGTTTTTATTCTTCTTTGTATATGCTTTAGTGTTTATAAATATTTTGACGGAAAGGAAGAGAGAGATTTAAAAAAACAAATAAGAAATGAGTTTTATGCTGAAGTTGCTAAGTCAACTACGAAAGTTCAAAATATTTTAAAAGATCCAGATTCAGCGGAGTTTAAAGAGCAAATTTATAATTGTGGTCTGGTGAATGCAAAGAATAGTTTCGGTGCTTATACAGGGTTTAAAAAATATATTGTTATTGGTGATCAAGTTTTTTTAGAAGATACAAATGTTGATTCTGATTCAATAAATCAAAATTGGGATAAATTATGCAAAAAGTAATAAAAAAATTGCTTTTAATTTTTTCTATGGGTTTGTTTCTATTTGGGTGCTCAAAGCAAGATACCGAAGATGCTCATCCTGTTTTAGCTCAAGCGGATAACATTCATCCTTCTGAATCAACTGTAAAAATTCCGAAAAATCTTGATGTTGTGGAAATTGCTAAATGTACTGCCGCAGCCATGAAAGCTGGTCAAGGCATAGAATTATATAGACCTTGGGCTGACGAACTAACTCGCAGGTACTCAAAAATATATCCAGAAAAATCAAAATCCGAGATTGATAATTACACTACTGAGAGGATTCTGGATAAACGTAGATATTTAGAATCATTAGGTATTTCAACACCAGTTGGCTTTTATAAATTCTATAAACAAAATTGTGAAATGTAGTACATCCTAAAACTTTTAAACCAGTTTAAAAGACCAAAAACGCTATAAATCACACAATGCCCTTAACCAAAAGTTAGGGGCTTTTTTAATGAGCGATAAAAAATATGTGCTTTCTAAACTCAGCTTGAGTCGGTTGGAAGGTGTTCATCCAAATTTAGTTCAAATCGTCAAACGCGCTATTCAAATAACTGATCAAGATTTTATGGTGGTTGAAGGTGTGCGAACTCGTGAACAATGCATGATTAACTGGGGAAAAGGTCGTACTGCTGCACAGTGTAAAGCACGTGGAATCGCAGAAAAATATGCACAACCCACACTAGCTAAAGTCACGTCGTTATCAGATCCATTTGCTTCCAAACACGTAAAAGGTCATGCGGTTGATCTTGTGCCTTGGCAAATAGACTGGAACGATCTAACCAAATTTAAAGCAATTTCAATCGCAATGAAACAAGCCGCCAAAGACCTTGGCATATCTATGGCTTGGGGTGGCGACTGGAAGTCATTTAAAGACTATCCACATTATGAGTTGGTATAGGAGTTGGCACATGAAAAAAACCACACGTAAAACTCCGCAGTCTGTAAAGACACAACGCAAAATTGATGCTGCTGTTGAGCAAGTTGCTACAAATAAAGATCGATTTTATCAGGGTGTGTTAAGCCATCAGGAAACCCGCCATAGCGATGAGCTTAATAACGTCGCTAATAAAACCGCACATGCATTGGTCAATAACAGTCCGATTGTATCGAACTGGAAGAATAGCTGGAAATGGTTCTCAAATATTGCATTTGCTCTGATTGTTGCGGTACAGGCTTTCTATGACGCACTTCCACCAGAATTTTTAACTGCACTGCCTCCGGATACACAGCAAACATTAACTGCGGTATTGGCAATCCTTGGCATTCTTGGGCGTTATATCAACCAATCACGTCAGAAGGATGCTGGTCATGTTTGAAACATTGAAATTAAGTTTTTCAGAAGCGCATTGGGTCGTGATCACGATATTGGGACTATATACGTGGTTTATCAATAAACAGAGTGCTTCAGCAAAAGAAATGCTTGATCTGCGCTTACGTGTTGTGGAAGTAGAAAATGCCATTAAGGATATGCCTTCAAAGCTTGAAATCGCAAGGCTTGAAGGTGAGATGCGACAGCTTAATGAAAAAATCACATCAACCAATGATCGTATTGAGGCAACAAATACTTCAGTCATTAAGGTAGAGCGTGGTGTAAATCGTTTAACTGATTATTTACTAGATAAAAAGTGAGGTCGTATGAGCTTTGAAAATCACTTAAAAGAAGAAATACGACTTGTGATTCTTCGTTTTTTAAATGAATGGGCTTCGTATCGAGGAAATAGCTCAACATTACATAGTGAATTAAATCGATGGGGTTTGAGCTGTAGTCGTGATCAGGTCAAGACCGAGTTACATTGGCTCAAAGAGCAAGGTTGTGTCGAGATTGAATTAGATAATCCTCAAGTTATTGTGGTTAAGCTGATTGAGCGTGGTCAAGATGTGGCTGAAGGACGAACCAAGGTATATGGCATTAAACGGCCATCGGCGTAAGGTGGCTGTATGACGACATTATTTTTAAAGCGCCTCTCTCAACCAGCTCGTGAGTTTCTCACCAAACTGCTTCTGGAAGATCGTTATACCATTAATGAGTTGTTGGATCTGTTTAGTGACAAATTTCCAGATGAAGCACCTGCACGTTCAACCATGGGCCGCACTAAAAAACAGTGGGATGAACACGCCAGAAAAATGAAAGAAGTCCAGTATGCAACTGAAATGCTGGTTGGTGAATTGGGTGAAGATAAAGACGATAAAGCAGGTGCATTCTTAGTTCAAGGTATCACAACATTAGTCAATAACTTAATTCTTAATCAATTGCATAACAGCGATGATCCTGAACAGCCGATTGAGATTAGCATCAAGGATGCACTTTCTCTAGCTAAAGCTTCTAGGGAATTAACTGCTGCGCGTGGAATGTCAATTGATCAACGTCAGAAAATAGAGCGGATTGCACGGGAAAAATTGCTTGAAGAACAAGCCCAAAATCTTGATGAAGCTGTTTCAGCCAAAGGTATGACCGAAGAACAAGCAATGTTCTGGCGTGAAAAGATTTTGGGGATTAAGCAATGAGTACTATGAAGCCTTTGGGCGATACAGTCCGTGTTCTAGGTTGGGACGATCTGCCCCCAAGTGTACGTGCCATACCAGATGATTTTAATCCCTTGGCTGAAGGTGTTTTGATGAAACATCAACAGGAATGGGCTGCATTAAAATCACGTATCAAGCTTTGTGCCAAAGGACGTCGTACAGGCATAACCTATGCCACTGCTTTAAATAAAAGTTTGACTGCTGCGACTCGTACCTCTGATGGTGGTCGTAATGTCTATTACATTCCCGATGTAAAAGAAAAAGGCCTGGAGTTTATTGGTTATTGCGCCAAGATCTTACGTGTCGTTGCTGAAGCTCAGTCTCTGGGTATTTCTAGTATTGAAGAATTTATTTTTGAAGACCAGAAAGACAATGGTGAAACTCGTAAGATCACTGCTTGGCGTATCCGCTGCGCCAGTGGAAATCAGATTGTAGCTTTATCAAGTCGACCAGCTGCAATTCGTGGTTTGCAAGGTGATGTGGTTATCGATGAGGCTGCTTTCCATGATGATGTCGATGCTGTTTTGGAAGCAGCAGCGGCTTTGTTGATCTGGGGTGGATCAATTGAAATTATCAGCTCACACAACGGGAAGAAGAACCCATTTAATCAAATGCTGCTGGATATTCAAGCTGGACGCTATGGCGACAGCCAAGAAGATGCAGCAGCCATGATCATCACCTTTGATGATGCTGTTGCAAATGGGCTTTATGAGCGTGTCTGTATGATGGATCGCAAGCCAGCCACAGCGGAAGGTAAAGAGAAATGGTACAACGGCATTCGTAAAGCTTATGGGCCGCGTCTTGCTGCCATGCGAGAAGAGTTAGATGCAATACCACGTGATGGTTCTGGTTCACGGTTGCCAACAGTCTGGATTGAGCAAGCTATGCCAGAAGTTAGGCCTGTATTGCGTCTAACTTTGAGTGATGATTTTACGCTTCAGCCTGAGCCTGACAGACGTACCTACGTTCAGGACTGGTTGGAAAAAGAAGTTAAGCCTGTACTCGATAAACTTAATAAAAATTTACGTCATGTTGCTGGCCATGACTTTGCCCGTCATCGTGACTTTAGTCATTTTACGCCTGCCGAGATTGACCAGAATCTTAATCGCAATGTGCCATTTGTGATTGAGATGCACAAAGTACCGACCCGACAACAAGAGCAAATCATTTGGTATGTCTTAAGACAATTGCCAAATTTAAGTGCTGTTTCAATGGATGCAACGGGTTCGGGCGAAACCATTGCTGAATATACCGCTGATGAATTTGGGCATGATGTTGTGCATCAAATCAAAATTAACCGTGCCTGGTATGGGCAATGGATGCCTAAATATATTCAGGGATTTGAAGATGGGGTGCTTACATTACCTCGGGATGCAAACTTAGAAGCTGATCACCGTGCTATTGAAGAGTATGACGGAATTCCAATGGTCAATAAGGCACGAAGTAAGGACTTAAAGGAACCTGATTTGTTTCGTCATGGAGATGGTGCATCCAGTGGCTGCCTGATGTGGCATGCCAGTTTGAATATGGTGCCTTCAGATACGCATATTTTAACTAAGGGAACTCGTACAGCCTCTCGCTTATTACGTGGTTTCCGTACAGGTCAATTATTAAGAGGCTATCGATGAATACAAACGGTTTATATATTGGCGGTCAGTTTGTTTCATTCGCTGAAGCAAAGAAATCACAACCCAATCTGAAGCAAATCGCCTCTCGTAATAATGTGTCAAGCTTCAGTTCATTTGGCTCGGTATTACCCAATCCTGACCCTATACTTAAAAAGATGGGCAAAGATATTACCGTCTATAAAGACATCCGCAGCCATGCTGTAGTCAAGGGTGCATTGCGTCGTCGCAAGGCAGCGGTCAAAGCTAAAGCATGGCGAATTGTACAGGATGAAGCTTCAGAGCAAGTGTTTGATCATATCAATCAAATCTTTAAAAAACTTCAGGTGAATAAAATCACAGGATCATTATTTGATGGCACATGGTTTGGATACCAGCCTTGTGAAATCACATGGGCTTATCAGGATGGCGCCTGGTTGCCTGTCAAGATTGAAGCTATGCCACCAGACTGGTTTTTCTTTGATCCACAAAATGAACTGCGCTTTAAAGATAAAAATGCGGGTCAGGAAGGCTTACTCGTTGAAGCCCGCAAATATCTGGTACCGACTCAAGACGCCAGTTATGAGAATCCTTATGGTGAGCCTGATGCGGCATTGGTGTTTTGGGCAGATGCATTCTTGCAAGGCGGTAAAGAGTTTTGGGTGCGCTTCACCGAAAAATATGGTTCGCCCTGGGTGATTGGTAAATACGGCAATAATTACGATGAAGCCAAACAGGAAACCCTGCTCAATAACCTTTATGCAATGGTACAGGATGCTGTAGCAGTCATTCCTGACAACAGCCAGATTGAAATTATTGAAGCCGCTGGTAAATCTGCCTCTGCTGATGTGTTTGAACGCTTCTTGATGTATTGCCGTTCAGAAATTAACATTGCCTTGCTTGGTCAAAACCAAACCACTGAAGCTGAAGCGAATCGTGCCAGTGCCACAGCTGGAGCTGAAGTATCAGCAGAGATTTCAGATGGTGACTGTGAAATGACAGCTGAGCAATATCAACTGCTCATTGACTGGATTGTTGACTACAACTGGGGTGGCCCATCGCCACAGTTTGAATATTTTGAAGATAGTAATGGCGGTATTGAACAGGCAGAGCGTGATTCAAAACTATCTGCCACAGGTGTACGATTCAGTAACCAATACTATGAACGTGAGTATGGTTTTCAGGAAGGTGATTTATTGCCGCCAGTTGAGCCAACTCCTTCAGTATCATTTGCAGAATATACGCCAGTACGCACAGAATTTGCAGCTGCTGCTGCACCAGTACTAGCGGCTGAAGCTGAACCTCATTTAAATGACATGGTGGATCGGGTTCGACATGTGGTTCAATCTGCAACGTCTTTTCAAAATTTGCAGGATGATATTCTGGCTGAGTTTTCTGAGCTGGATTCATCTGAGCTGACCAAAGTCATGCAGATCGCTTTAACCGTTGCCGAGTTGCAAGGACGTTCGGAGGTTAATGATGGCGACTGAATCAGGTCAATTTCAGTTGCCATTTCGAGAGCAATTGGCATATCTGAAACAAAAGAAAACCTTACCCACTGCAAGCTATAAAGATATTGACTCACGTCAGCATGATAAAGCTTTTGTAGTCGCTGGTGCGATGAAAGCAGATTTACTGAGTGATCTACATCGAATCGTGATAGAGGCTGCTGAATCAGGTCAGTCATTTAAGCAGTTTCAGGATAATTTTGATGATGTTCTGGGTAAGCACGGCTGGCTGAATGATGCTGATAAAGAGTATAAAGCTTGGCGCGCAAATATGATCTACCAGACTAATCTGAGAACGTCACATGCCGCTGGCCGTTACAAACAGATGACTGATCCAGATGTTTTAAAACGTCGTCCATATTGGCGTTATCGCCACAACTCTGTTGAAAATCCACGCATCCAGCACCAACGCTGGAATAATCTGGTATTGCCTGCGGATGCGCAATTTTGGAAAGTAAATTTCCCACCCAATGGCTATGGTTGCCAATGCACAGTTGATGCGATTAATGAACGTCAGCTTAAAGCTATGGGTAAAACCCAGCCAGATGATGAGCCGAGCTATGATGATCATCGTAGCGACTTTTTATCTGCACCTGGTGCAAACTGGTATCCAGATTTAGACAAATATCCTGAACCAATTGCTACGCAATATGTAGATGCAACAGCACAAGCTGGTTTGCTTGATCGATGGTTAGCGCAAACTGCATCAAAAGTTGCATTAGAGATGGCCAAACCCGAATTTAAGGATATATCCAAAACTCAGATTTCTAAAAAATTACGCAAACTGGATGATGGTGAGCAATTTCCTGTTGCAGTGATTCCCGAAAGTTATAAAACCCTTTTGGGTATTAAAACTCAAAGCATTTTATTTAGGCAGCTTGATGCTATAGAACAGGCATATCAAAGCGATTTTGGTCATTACAGCAATATCAAAAATTTATTTGGTGATGCGACTCAGAGCATTTACAAGAAAGACAATGCTTTCATCGTTTTGATCGAATTACAGAAAACGTACTACGTTGCTCAATTGCAAGTGAGTTCTAAGGAAATATTTCTCAAGTCATATGATATTGCGCCTAAAACCAAAGCTGCACTTGATAAGCTTATTGTTGGTGCTGAACTAGTCTACAAAAGGATTAAGTGATGCTTGAATTTACGATTCGATCCGAAGTTATTCTGAATGTACTGAGTCATGCTGAAGCGACCTTGGATAACCCAAACCCCATGTTTCAGGACATGGGTGAATATCAGGTGCAAAGTACTCAGCAGAATTTTAGAGACTCAAAAGCACCTGATGGCAGTAAATGGCTGCCGAATAGTGAAACGACTTACATGAGTATTTTGGGTTCACAGCATCAAAACAAAGACGGTACTCTAAACAGAAAAGGTATTAACAGAGTGCAGAGTAAAAAGCCACTGGTAGGTCGTGGTTTACTGCGTGACCAGATCCATTATCAAATTTCTGGTGATTTATTATTGGTGGGTTCTAATCTGATCTATGCTGCTGTACAACAATTTGGTGCAACGATAAAACCCAAGAATAAAAAAACACTGAGTTGGAAAATTGGTAACGTTTCTGTCTTTGCCAAAAAAGTCGTGATTCCAGCGCGTGAGTATTTGGGTATCTCAGTTCAGGATGAAACTGAATTGCAGAATATCGTTGCTGATCATATTTTGCCTTGAATTAGTTTGTCGTCGTTTTGATGACGAACCAAAATCCAATCGTCGTCGTTTTGACGACGCAGGTTTTTATTAAATTGTAGATTATGCTCTCATTTGCGATTTAAGCGCATTTTCTGGCTCACTGCTAAAATGATGCATGTTTTAGATTAAAATCACTAAAAATGCGTTTATAAAGATTTATAAATCTATGAATGCTTGTTAGATGCAACACAGTTCTATTCTTCTCTGGGTGAAGCGATGCTTCACTATTTCAATTTAAAGTTTTAAACCAGTTTAAAAGACCCTTCCTTAACTCTCATCAGATACTCGGTGCATCGGTACAGCACTGAGTATAAACGATGAAACCCATCAAAATTTTTAAAGTCGGTAATCATACTGACATGAGTGGTGTAACGCGAAACTACTCGCGTGACATGCTGTCAGAATGTGTTGCTACATATTCCCCTGAAGTACACGAAGCACCTTTTGTTCTTGGGCATCCCAAACATGATGATCCTGCTATGGGCTGGGCTGACCATCTTGAACTTGATAACGATGGCATCTTATGGGCATACCCAAAACAGTTGGATGCTGTTTTTGCTGAAAATGTGAATGCTGGCAAGCATAACAAGGTTTCATCCAGCTTTTATTTACCAGATTCCCCTAACAACCCTACACCAGGGAAATTATATCTACGTCATGTAGGTTTTTTGGGTGCAATTCCTCCAGCTGTTAAAGGTTTGGGTACTGTTCAATTTGCTGAAAATGAAACAGGCATTGTGGAGTTTGGGGATTGGGGGCATGAACTTGCAGCGGATTTATTTCGAAAGTGGCGCGAATGGCTAATTGACTCTCAGGGTCAGGAAGAAGCCGATAAAATCGCACCAAACTGGATGATTGAATCTTTACGTGAGTATGCCAATGCCAAACCTCAAGATGCTCAGGTGGCATTTTCCGAACTTGCACGGGATTTGGGAATTGTGGTCTCCGTACCACCTGCTGTTGTGCCGCCTGAACCAGCCAAAACCACCCGTGAAATTGAACTTGAGCAGCAGCTTGCAACGGCTCAAGCGACGCTTACAGCGAAAGAACATGCGGAAAAAGAAGCTGCATTTTCTGAATTTGTGGAAGGTTTAGTTGCTGGTGGTCATATGCCACCTAAATTCAAACAAAAAGCTGTTTCACTTCTTACGGCTGCGGGTAAGCAAGACCAGCAAGTTGTTAACTTTGCAGAAGGTGAAGTTTCATTTTCAGAAGCGGTTAAGTCATTTTTAGCCGAAACCTTCGACTCAAAAATCATCACGTTTGGTGAAGGCATCAAGAAACAAGATGTTAATCCGAATGTCAATCAATCCGAAAATCCACTTATTGCTGATGCAAAAGCACGTTCAGCATAGGAGATCTCATGCCTACTTATACCGAACCAAAATATTTGTCTGATGTGCTGCTTGTTGAAGTTAAAGCTGGCTGGACAAAACAGAACATTGTGATTGCTGCAACCACAACTGCTTTAGCGATTGGCACAGTATTGAGCAAAACCGCTGCGGGTATCTATCAACCCATTAACTTTGCGGCCAGTGACTCAACCAAAAATGCTGTCGCCGTACTAGCGTCATCGGAAGCTATTTCAACGGGTCAACAAAAAGCTGTGGCGATTGCCCGTGGTGCAACAGTCTCAAAGAACAATCTGGTGTGGCCAGATGGTGCAACTGAAGCACAAATCACGGCTGCACTGGTTCAGCTTGAAGCACTGGGCATTGTTGCTCAAAACACTTATTAATTTGATCTGCGAGAAAAATCATGAATTTAGCTGATTTATTTACACCGAGTACTTTAACCAAGGCAATTAATGCATTGCCTAAACCACCTACGGTATTGGGCGACAAGAAAATCTTTAAGGTGATTCCAGTTAAGACATTGACGGTCACCATCGAATCAATCAATGGCAAATTGGTATTGGTGAGTAACACGGATCGTCGCGGTGATCCTGATGTCAAAGGCAGTTCTAAGCGAAAACGTCGTACGTTTGAAATTCCACATTTGCCAAAATCTGCAACCATTTTGCCTGATGAACTTAATGTACAGGCATTTGGTGAAGATGCCAGTCAAGGAACTGAACAAGCCAAGGTCATTAATGACAAGCTACAAAGCTTAAAAAATGACATTGAGACCACCAAAGAGTTTCATCGTGTTGGTGCAATTTCTGGAATTATTCTGGATGCCGATGGCACAACCGTTATTTATAACTTGTTTGATGAATTTGGTGTCACACAGAAGAACATTAATATCCAGTTTAGTGTTGATGCGACTGATATCCGTAAACAAGTGTTAGATGGTAAGCGTCATGCCCAGAAAAAGCTGGGTGGTGCTTTAGTTCGCGAATGGGTTGCTTATTGCTCATCAACCTACTTTGATGCCTTGACCTCTCATCCAAATGTGAAACAAGCCTATGCCAATTGGCAAGCAGCAGAAGATCGTTTGGGTGGTGATAATCGATCAGGCTTTACCCATGCAGGTGTGACATGGATTGAATATGAAGTTGAAGTCATGGCAACTAATGGTCAGGTGACTAAATTTATCCCTGATGGTAAAGCTCGTCTGGTTCCGATTACTGATGATTTGTTTGCAACCTATCTTGCACCTGCGAACTACAACGAAGCGGTTAATACACTTGGCTTAGATATCTATGCCAAAGCTGAAGAGCGCAAAATGGGTAAGGGTTGGGATTTAGAAGCTCAATCAAATCCTCTTTCTGTATGTACTGCGCCTGATGCCCTTGTGACATTTACAGCAACCTAATAACCCCCAGCGACCTGATCAATTACTTAGGTGTTGATCAGGCTCTAGTAACCTTGGGCAAGTTACTGGTGACATAAATAGCCCACCTAATTTTGAGGTGGAAGGATGAGCTACTGTAACGTTGATGACGTTTTAAAACAGATACCCGCTGACACTTTACGAGTTTTGACCAACGATGATCCGTCTGAGACTGATTATCGAGTTGATCTTGTCGATGATGCAATTGCGGATGCTTCAGAGAAAATTGATGCAGCTTTACGTGGTCGCTATAGCTTGCCACTGACTCAACCATCAACTTTTTTAAAAAGTATTGCGGTGGATCTGGTGCGTCATCAACTGTATATGCGACGTCCTGACGGTGGTGATTTACCTGATGGCGTAGTTCGGGCCTTTAAAGCAGCCAATGACAATCTGAAAGAAATTTCCAAAGGCAATCTATCTTTAGGCATTAAAAATAGTGATCAGGCTCAACCTGAAAATGGGCCTTGGCGCGTCAAAGCACCCAAGCGTCGTTTTGATGGGGGGCTTTAATCATGTCGATGACTCAGGACATCATTGATGATTATGTCGCTCGCATTAAAGCAGCACATGCAATTTTGTCTGTCATTCAAACACCAGACAATCCATCGAATTATGCACTTAAACACCCAGTGGGCGAAATTCTGGTGCAATACACCAGTAGTGATTTTGCTGAACCAGATAATACGGGTGGAAATTATCCAGGTGCGCCATTGATAGATCGTCCACAACGTCGCCGCGTCAATATTCAACTGACACTCGTCCTTCGCTCCCTAGGTGGTGCGAATGGTACCACGCAAGTTTTGGACAGTGTCCGAGACTGTCTTAAGAAATTCCGTCCACGTCATTGCCTCACTCAAGTGTATTTCTTGGGTGATGGTTTTATCTCTGAAAAACAAGGCATTTGGCAGTATGGACTTAGAACAGCCGTCGAGCTGTGGGAGCAGTAATTATGTCTGAACAAGACCAGAAAGTGAAAACAGTCAAAGTAAAGTTGCTGGCTGATCACATCCATGCGGATATGGCATATACCGCTGGTATGGAAATAGAAGTGCCTGAAGCTGATGCAGATTGGCTTAAAAATTTAAAGATTGCTGAAGATGTGGTCACGACTAAAACAGCCACGACTAAAGCTGTGACAACTGAGGAGAAATAAACATGGCTGATATGAAAGATTTTAGCTTTCAAGGCCCAATTTACTTGGGTGATAACGTCAATGGTAAACCACAAAATCTACGTTGGGTGGGTGATCAATCTTCTTTGAATCTGGCAATTACAGCAGAGTTTGAAGAGCGTAAAGAAAACTATACGGGATTACGTACCACATCTGTACGGTTAAAACAGTCATCAGCAGTTAATCCTGAACTGGTATTACGATATGTGTCGCCTGATAATATTGTTTTAGGTGTACACGGAAAATTGTCAAAAAAAATAGCGGGAACTGTTACTGCTGAAACTTTCCCTTCTGCATTGGCTACTGATGCCTTGGTTCTACTAGATAAAGGTAGCGTCACCAATGTCGTTTTAACTGACAGTAAAGCAACACCGACAACGCTGTTACTAGGCACTCATTATCAAATTGAATCTGCTGCATCAGGAATGATTCGATTAATGGATGTATCCACTCTGACCCAGCCGATCAAAGCGGCTTATAGTTATGGTGCTTCAACAAACGTTTCAATTTTGACTTCTACACCGCCAGTCAAATATTTGTTTATGGAAGCAATCAACACAGTGGATGGTAAACGAGCGCGTGTCCATCTATACAAAGTGCAATTTAATCCTCTCTCAAGCCTGCCACTAACCAATGAAAATTTAGCTGATTTTACTTTGGGTGGAAGTTGTTTGTCTGATGCCAATAATCGTCTTGACGATAGTCTTGGCCCATTTGGTCGTATTGAGTGGCTTGATTAAGGAGAAAAGTTGTGGCGAAAACAGTGGAACCTGATCGCCAAGATACTTCAGCAGCGCAAGCTGCTGAAGATTTAAATATCTTGATGCCGAATAAAACGATTCCTTTGGCTGGAGAGAATATTGAAGTCAAAGAATATCCGTTTATGGTCTGGCTTAAATTAAAGCCGAGATGTCACGGACTTGTTGAAGATTTAGCAGAATTTATAGAGCGTGAAAACGATATTCTAACTGACGAGCTGCTTGAATTTTTTGAAAATCATTTTCAGTTTATGACAACGCTACTCTGTGAAAGTATCAATCAACCTGTGGAGTTTTTAGAACAGCTTGGTGATGAAGAGATGAATTTATTGCTAATGAACTGGTGGGTGGTCAATAAGCATTTTTTTCTAAAAAGCGCGAATCGTCTGCTACGCGCCAAGGCTCTCAAAGATCAAATATCAGATGGGCAGACATTATCCAACAGCTTATCTCACACGGACATAATCGAATAGACATCGAGCAGCATTATACCCAGCGTCAAATAGAGCTTTATTTTCAAGCGATTCAACGTGAAAAAAATCACCATAAAGCCGACATGATTGAGGCAGTCAATCAAGGCTTTGGTGGTGGTAAAGAACTCGGTAGCTATATTAAAAAATTGAGAGGATCGTAGTTAACAAGTTTTAAACTGCTTTAAAAGAAGCCTAACCAATATATCGCCATACTGGCGATATATTTTTTTAAGGCAGCAGAACATGGCGGGTAAAAATTTAAAAGTCGCGTTACAGGTGCAGGCGGATTTAAATCAAGCCCGCCGTGAAGTCAAGGGCTTAAAAACAGACATTATCGAAACCACCAAAGCTGCGGAAAGTAATACTTCGGCTCAGAAAAAAACATCACAATCCGTTGCAATTACAGCCGATGAGATTAAGAAATTATCCAATGCTACCGACATGGGGGCTGGGATTAATCAGCTTAAAGGGTATGAAAACCAGCTCAATAAAACCAGTGTAGCATCCAGAGACGTAGCCAAAGCCAATGGTTTAATCGAAAACTCAGTCAAAAGCCTTACCCCACATTTACTTTCGCTGATTGGCGTGTCTGGCACTTTCATTGGTATTGCGGTTGATACGCTCAATAAGGCAAACAATATACAGAAGTACGCTACTTTGTCTGGCACAGGTGTAGAAGATTTTCAATATCAGGCTGCGGGTGCCAAAACCGTTGGCATTGAGATGGACAAGCTGGGTGATATTTATAAAGATGTCCGTGACAAGGTGGGTGACTTTATTGCCAATGGTGGTGGTGAACTACAGGATTTCTTTGAAAATGTGGCCCCTAAAGTCGGTGTGACCGCAGAACAATTTAAAAAGCTTTCTGGCCCTGAAGCATTACAGCTTTATGTAGATTCATTGCAAAAAGCTGGTGTCAGCCAAAATGAAATGGTGTTCTATCTTGAAGCAATTGCCAACGATGCCACACTACTTTTACCACTTTTACAAAATGGCGGCCAAGGCTGGAAAAAGTATGGTGATCGTGCCAAGGAAGCAGGCGCAATTTTAGGTAAAGACACTGTTGAGGATGCCAAAAAAGCCAAAGATGCCATCAATGTTTTTCATACCAATATGGAAGGTATGAGTAACAGTATGGTTGCCAAGTTTTCTCCAGCCATCGTGTTTGTCGCACAAAATCTTGATGTGCTGGTTAAGGCTTGTTTGATTCTGATTTCAATCTATGCAGGTCGCATGATCCCTGCTTTGACCGCAACCACAATTGCCTTTATTGCTGGACGTATTGAGGCTGCACGCTATCAACTTACGCTTGCATCGATGGCAGGTGTAGCGACTACAACCACTGTACGTCTGACCGCATTACGAACTATTTCTAGTTTATTAGTTGGTGCTGGTGGTTTACCCGGACTGGCCATTGCTGCTGCGGGTATCGCTGCAAGCTTTTTACTACTTGATGATAGCTCAAGTCATGCAACCGATAGTCTGGATGATCAGACTAAATCTGTGGCTGAATTGGTGGCTGAATACAAAAAACTGGATGATGTTCAGAAACGTATAGCAACACGTCAGGCTTCTGAAAAACAGGATGATTTATCCACAAAATACAGACAACAGCGTAATGAGTTGCTGGGTTTAGTCGATGCAATTACACGCAACTCTTCAGCCAGTGACAAAGACCGCCAGAAAGCCTCTCAATTATTTGAGCAATATCGCGCGGGTCAGATTACTGCGACTCAATTGGCGAACCAGATCCAGAATTTAACCAGTGTAAATGAAACGGCCAAAGGTTCGATTGACCGTGTTGCAACATCGACAAATAAAGCAAAATCAGAACTAGAACGACAAAACCAGATCATTGACGGTTACTCTGGTAAAGCGAATACTGCTGTCACTGCAACAGATAGCTGGACTGGTAGTGTGAATAATTTGACCAAGGCCTATAAGGAGTTGGTCAAATCTATTCAGAATGACATTATTGGCAATGCGTATCAAATTGCTCAAATGAAAGCTGGTGTTGATCCAGAAGTTGCTGCTAGAAATGCCAAGACGGTAGCAGATTTAAATGCTGATCCAAAATCTACTCAGACATGGTTTAGAGCACCAGATGATTTAGCCAATGCCAATGCTTTAGCGGTGAAAACTGAAAAAGAACGCGCAGATTTAGAGGAAAAAATCACCAAAAATAAAGAAAAACAAAAAGAGGCTGCCAAACAAACAGCCAAAATTAATTCAACTGTTTTGGCCTATGCTCAAAAATATAATTTTGAAGGTCTTGAACAACAATATAAATTACCAAGAGGGTTGCTTGCAGCTACAGCAATGCAAGAATCTGGAGGTAATCGAAATGCTCTAAGCCCAGCGGGTGCAGTTGGTTTAATGCAGTTGATGCCAGCAACCGCACAACGATTTAAGGTTACTGACCGTACTGATGTGGCGCAATCTGTTTTAGCCGCAGCAAAGTATTATCAGTTTTTACTTAAAAAATTTGATGGTGACCTGGATAAGGCTATCATGGGTTATAACGCTGGTGAAGGAAATGTAGATAACGGTAAAGCATACGGTTTTAAAGAGACTCAGAAATATCTACCATCAATAAAAAAATATCTAGCTGGTTATAATGGATTGCTAGATGAAAATGCTCAATCCAATCTAAGTAAAATGCTTGCAGCTGAAAATGAATTTCAAAAAAAACAGAAAGAGCAAAATGAAAAACGTATTTCACTACGTGAATCACTCTATACCGAAGAAGAAAAACTGATTGCAGAACATAATAAAAAAGTCAAAGACATTACTGAAGCTGGTTTCTCACCAGAAGAAACCAAGACATTATTGGCCAAAGAAAATCAACGCTATGAGGAAGCATTCACCAAACGTACCGAGATATTTAAACGTATGCAGGACGCATTGCCACAATTGCAGCAAAGTTGGTTAAAAGCCAATGGTAAAGATTTAGAAGCAGATCTGGATGCAATTGAGGAAAAATGGAAACCAGCGCAAAGTGATTTAGCCAATTTATTATTAACTGAAACTGACCCAGCCAAGGCTGCACAATACCAACAACTATTATTTAAAATCGACTTTGTCATTGATAAAGAGCAAATTACATTGCAATTTAATGATGCGATGAAGCAACTCAATGATTTACAGAGTTTAAGACAGCAAAAACAGGATAATTTAAAATTACAATTTGACTCTGGCCAGATATCACAACATCAATATGCTCAAGGCTTAAAAGCAATTGATATAGAAATGAAGCCACAACTTCAAGGCTTGATTGAATTGGCAAAACAGTTGGCGATCAGTTTAGGTGATGCTTTCTCTGTAGAGAAACTCAATGCAATGAATATTGAGTTGAACAAGACCGATACAAGTTTCAGAAAGTTTTTGCCAACCATTGAGCAGATTCAGGAAAACATTGCTGGAGGTATGACGAACGCAATCATGGACTGGGCAGATGGTACGAAATCTGCTGGAGATGCTTTTAGACAGTTTGCCTCTGATTTCTTGCGTGAAATCGCACAGATGATTTTAAAACAGATGATTTTTAATGCAGTCAAGGCTGCATCATCTTATATGGGATATTCAGATGGTGGTCTCGTCACAGGTTATTCAACGGGTGGTTATACAGGTGTCGGTGGTAAATATGAACCCGCTGGTATCGTACATAAAGATGAGTTTGTCATTCGTAAAGAATCTACAAGCCAGTCCGGGGCCAAGGAATTTTTAACCTATTTCAATCGTTACGGCATGCAGGCCTTAAATCAGTTTAAAAATAATGGCTATGCAGATGGTGGGCTGGTCAGCGCACCAAATATCGCATTGCCAAATATTCAAGCTCCTAAGCTGAATGACCCTGTTGCTCAAATTGGTCAAGCCAGCAGTTTTAGTGCAAACCAGCAATTCTTGCTGGTTGATGATCCTAGCCGTTTGAGTGACTATATTAAGTCAGGTGAAGGTCAGGAAACCTTGGTCGTAATGATGAGTCGAGATCCAGCCAAGTTCAAAGCAGCATTGAAGATTGGTGGCTAAAACCTTTAAACCAGTTTAAAAGACCATTCCCAAATATACCGCCACAATTGGCGGTATGTCTTTTTATGGGTATATGTCATGCCGAATGCAGTTGGTTTTGTCGATAATAGTGGTGACACACTCGCACACTACAAAATGCTGGATAAGATCCGCGAGGTTGCTGTTGCTTCAGGTTTTTGGACAGTAATGCGCTATGACACATCGATTGCGAATCGTGAACTCATTTTAAAAGGTCAGGGTTATTCTGGTACTGAAGAAATTTATGTGGGTGTACGCACCTATCAGGATGCTTCAGCAGATTATTACAACCTTTGTGTTGCAACATTTACGGGTTATGTACCTTCCAATACGTTTGATACTCAACCTGGTGTCCGCCTCTCGGGTGTGCCAGCGCATAACCAACGCATTGACTACTGGCTCACAGTGAATCCGCAGCGGATCGCTTGCTGTATGAAAGTGGGTACACCAGTCTATGAACATTTTTATATTGGTAAGTTTTTCCCGTATGCTCGTCCTTCGCAATACCCATATCCAGTTATCTGTGGCGGCATGTTAAATGGTGCAGCCACCACTCGTTTTTCAGATACATCACATTCCATGCCTTATAAAGGAAATCGCGTGAATTTAGGCATGCGCAGTAATAACGGATATATACAAGCTTATTCATACCCTTGGCAAAATTTAGTTTTGGCAGGATCCACTCAACTTAGAGACACAGGTGATTTTTATCCGCTTTTAGCTGTTGAATTAAATGATAACAGTTCGAGCATATGGGGCATGCTAGACGGCATTTACTATATATCAGGATTTAATAACATTGTTGAAAATACTCTGCATGTAGATGGATTCGATTTTGTTATTTTTCAGGACGTATCAAGAACTGGTTTTAGTGATTATTGCGCAATGAGGTTAGATCTATGAGTTATCACACGGGCACTGTAAATACGCTCAATGATTTAAAAAGTGCAATTGAGTCTGTTTGCCAGGCAGAAGAATGGTCTTTAAGCAATGGAATTTTATCTAAAGACTCAATGCATATTCGATTTTCAGTAGAAACTGTTAATGCAACTAACGGCGGTGGCTCTGGCACACTATTGCTTTTATACGCGGGCACTGGGTCAAATGCGGGTGTATTAACTGGACAAGCACAACTTCCCGTTGCGATTGGTTCTCGCTTGATTGCTAATGTAATTACACCGCTTATATTTCCGTTGAAATATCGTATTTTTTGCTTTGCACGTGAAGTTTATGTCGTTATTGAATATGACGTTCAAAAATTCCAATGGTTAGCATTTGGTAAATCAACCGTAAATGGTTTACAAGGCTCAGGCAATTGGATCAGTGGCTGTTTATCTCGATATTTTCGTCCTGGTGTGAGCAGCATGCAAAATTCTTTTGATATAAGCATAAATGGCGGTGGTGACAACTCTGGTATGACATCAGGTGCAATGTTTTATAATCACTCGGTTTGGAGTGGTGCAGCAAAAAATGACATGGTCGATCATGGCTTTGATGGGGTTAGTGATTGGCGGACGTATGTTGGGAGTTCGCGTGTAGGTATTACTGCTTTACGTCCACTTTTAGAAATACAGCCAAACAGTTGGAATAGTGAGGCTGTACTGTTACCCATTCGTGAGTATTTTAAACGCTCTGAAAATAAAGTTTCTTTAATTATTGACTTAGAGCATGCAAGACATACACGGATTGATAATTACGAACCAGGACAAATTATTACACTCGGTAATGACCGCTGGATGATATTTCCGTGGACTCAAAAAAACACGAATAGCCGTAACGGTGGTACTGCTATTGATCATTCAGGCACATTTGGCTGGGCGATTCGTTACGAAGGAAGCTAAATGAGTATTTTACAAGTTCAAAAAACTCGACTTACCCAAGGTGGCTTAAGCAATAATTACATCAGTAATAATCTTGATTTATTCGAACAAGTTATTGAGCCAAATGTATCAAATACAAGTCGTTTAACAGAAGTTGTGAAGTATCAAAGCAATTTGCCTGTTGCTGCAAATGGTCGTGCTATTCAATACGTCAAAACCAATAGCTATTTTGACGATTTTTATAACCGTATTCATATTTCACCGAGTGCGTTAGAGCTGGGAAACGTTGCATCAGAGCAAGTCAGCACATTCAATCTCTGGAATGCATACGTGGTTTCAAAAACCCTTCAGTCAATCGATGGTATTGAAGAAGGATTAAATGTATCTGGTCAACCTAATGTTCCCTTAAAATTTGCTGCGCTTCAGGAACGCACTTGGAATGTCAATATTCAACCTGATGGGCCTGCGACCATTGATGTAAGTCTGACTTGGCAGTTTGGTTCTGATCAAGCAGTACTTCGTATTACAGGTACTCGGATTATTGCGCTGAGCTGGTTAATTGACTGGACAAAACCAGTCAATGAGTCTTTACAATGGCTGACTGATATTTTGCAAAGTCAGACGGGTTACGAGCAACGCCGCAGCTTACGTGTTGCGCCTCGTATTACTTTTGATGCAGATATTCTGGTCTATGATCAGGAACGTCAATATTTTGATTTAGCCATGATTGGGTGGAGTGCAAAAACTTTTGCTATGCCAGTATGGCCACAGCAGCAATGGTTAAATCAAGCACATAATATCGGCGCTTTAGTTATTTACTGTGACACCACCAATCGTAACTTTAGAGCTAATCGTCTTGCGATGCTGCGTGGACAAACTGCTTTTGAAAGTGAAACTGTAGAAGTTGCAACAGTGCTAAATGATCAATTGATTCTGAAGCGGCCACTTCAGCAAAATTGGCCACGTGGCACATGTTTATCTCCAGCTGTGACAGTTCAACTCAATGATCAACCTCAGTTGACCAAGCGTACAGATCGGATGATGCGGACGCATCTCACACTAAATGTGATTGAACCCGTCGATCACCCAGAGGCTTTACCTGCCACAATTTATCGAAATTATCCTGTATTGATTGATGCACCAAACGAGTCTGAAGATCTGACTCACTCTTATGAACGTTTAATGAGTCAACTGGATAATAAAACTGGATTAAGGCTACAGCGAGATAATGCTCAAGCGGCATTCTCAATTTATCAGTATGCGTGGATGACTTCTGGTCGTGTGTCTCAATCCAATCTACGCAGTCTATTTTATGCCTTGCGTGGCAGTCAAAAAGCACTTTGGTTACCAACTTTCTCAGATGATTTAACCGTAAAAGCCGTGATTGTGGCCAGTGGTCAGACATTGGACATTCAATGGTGCGGTTATACCCGTTTTGCGCTTGGTCAGTTAGGTCGTCAGGATATTCAAATCATTTTAAAAAATGGCACGGTTTTATACCGCCGTATTACTTCAGCATCTGAAGTAGATAGCTCGACTGAACGTCTGGCTGTTGACCAGAACTTTTCAACTCTTATTAATCCTGGTGATATTTTTCGTATCAGCTTTATAAGCCTATGTCGTTTATCCAATGACACCGTAGTTTTTGAGCATATCAATGACAGTGATGGCATTGCTAAATGCTCAGCTACTTTCCGTGGAGTGCGCGAATCATGAGGAATAAGCTATGAGTTTTTCAGAATATGAAACGTCTTTGCAAAATGCACGACCAATCCGCCTATATCAGTTTCAGCGTGGCCCAATCAAATGGGGTTACACCAATGCAGACCGAAATATTACGCATCAAAGCATTGTATTTAGAGCGATTGAAGGTGGTATTAGTGATGACGGTATCCGTCAGACCGAAGATACGGTATCTGACTCCATCACACTAACAGTGGCATCAACTCTTGATGTAGCACAAATGTACCGCGTCGTTGCACCTGGACAAACCATCACGGTCACTATTTTTGACCTACATTATGGTGACAATGGTTATTTAGTCGTCTGGATGGGTTTGATTTCTGGTGTTCGATTCAAAAATGAAATATCTGCTGAGATTCAGTGTCAAACCTTGGCTGCATCACTTGAACGTACAGGATTAAGAAAAACCTGGAGCCGTATTTGCCCACATCAGCTTTATGACGATGCCTGTCAGGCACCTCGAAATAGTTTTAAAGCAGTTGGTCTTATTGATCGTATAGATGCAGTCAGTATTGGCTTTGCAAATGCAGCTGCTCAACCTGATGCTTATTACGCTGGTGGTTATATCGAATGGGCATCGCAATATGGGCTAGAGCAACGTGGTATAGAACTACATCAAGCCGATCTTTTGACTATTTATAGTGGAACACAAGGATTATCCATAGGTCAGGAAATTTCAGTCTATGCAGGTTGTGACCGTTTATTTGCAACCTGCCAATCAAAATTCAATAACAGCATCAACTATGGTGGCGCACCTTTTATGCCTGGGAAATCACCTTTTGATGGCACGCCAGTTTTCTAGGAGCAAATAAAAATGTGGGTTCAGATTGCTCTATTTGTTGCATCGTTAATTATTAGCTATGCACTACAGCCAAAGCCTCAACGTCAAAAACCAGCAGCTTTTGAAGACTTTGATTTTCCAACTGTAGATGACGGTACTCCACAAATTGTGGTTTTTGGTGATGTATGGCTAACAGACTGGACAGTGATTGGTGTAGGTAATTACCGTAATGAGACTATTGTTGCCAAACAAAAGGGATTATTTGGCAGTAAAAAAGCGGATGCAGGATTTCGCTATTTCATGTCGATTCATATGGGACTTTGTCGTGGTATCGATGACATGGTGGAAATAAAAGTTTCAGATCGTACTGTCTGGACTGGACATATCAGCACTTCAAATAAGTCGGTATTACAGATAGATCAGCCAGAGATTTTTGGAGGAGATAAAGGTGAAGGCGGAATTGTTGGTCAACTTACTATTTTAAAAGGTGCATCAGATCAGCCAGTTCTTAATGAGCTAGCCATGATGTACGGTACGGTTGTGCAAAATGGTTACTACTCCACCATCAACAATGGATATTATGGAACTTCCCAAATTTGGGTTCCTCCTGTTGTTCAGTCAGCAATTGTTCCTGCATATCGCGGTGTAGTTACTTTCTTCTTTGATGGATTAATTTGTTCAAACTCTCCTTATCCAAAGCCCTGGTCATTTCGAGTACGTCGTACAGAATCAGGATGGGACGGTTCTGTTTGGTACGCTGAAAAAGCCACAATTTGGATGAGTGATAACACAATCAAGGCAATGAATGCTGCGCATATACTGTATGAAGCTCAAACTAATCGTATTTGGGGGCGTGGTTTCTCAGCAAGTCAGCTTGACTTAGACAGCTTCAAATCAGTCGCGGACCAACTTTTTACAGAGAATTTTGGTATCTGTCTGGCATGGCGTAGACAGGAAAATCTGAATGAATTTATTCAACAGATTATTAATCAAATCGGCGCTGCAATGTTTGTAGATCGCACAACTGGATTGTGGAAATTGGTCTTAATCCGCGATAATTACAATGTGGCAAATTTGGATAGCTATGACTATAGCAATGGTCTTCTTAGTGTTGAGGACGATAATAACTCCTCAACTGATGTAGTCACTAATCTGAGTTTCGTGACATATCGAGATCCAATTACCAATCAGGATTTACAAATTCGTGCTGAAAATTTAGCTGCTATACAGAAGCATGGCGCAATACAGGAAAGTAAAACTTATTCTGGCATTCCTACAGCTAACTTGGCGGGGCGTATTGCTGCAAGGGATATGAAAATTGCTCAGTCTAGTTTAAAGCGTTTTAAGCTGGTTTTTGATCGTCATGCTTATCTCATCCAACCTGCATCTGTATTTAAAATCTCTTTACCAGAACGAGGAATTGAATCGATTGTTGTTCGTGCGGTTCGTGTTGAACATGACAACGTCACTAATGGAAAGATAACGGTAACCGTTGTTCAAGACGTATTTGGCTTGCCTTCAAGCAACTATATTAAAGAACAGCCGAATCTATGGCAGCCACCTAGTAGTCAACCTTTACCAATAGTCAATCAAACATTATATGAAGTGCCCTTTGCTGAGTTGCTTTCAGATTTTACAGTTCAGCAATTACAGCAAATGTCGAATCAAGCTTACGTTGGTGTTGTGGCTGAACAACCAGGTTCTTTACAACTTGATTTTACAATTTTGGGTAAAGTCCAAAATGAGACAGCTTTTGAGAACCTGGGCACAGGTGATTTTTCATTTGTATCAGCATTTACCACTGCAATTCCACAAACTGCACAGGCTGTGACATGCACACTCACGAAAGTAATTAATAAGAACGTTCAAGTCGGTGATCGAGCTTTTATAGATCATGAGATTGTAAGAATCGAAAGCATTGATCGAACTACAAATTCAATGACATTGGCGCGTGGCTGTATTGACACAGTTCCAATGCCACATCCTGCGACTGCGCTTATAAAAGTATTTAGCAATGTCTCGAATGTTGCTAATCGTCTATTTTATAGCGATGACCATGTTAATTTTAAAATGATTACCAGAACATCTCAGGGTGAGCTTAATACAGCGTCGGCCACTGCGATTAATTTAACGCTGCAACAACGTCTTGCAAGACCTTATCCCGCTGGGAACGTTCAAGTGAATGGACAGTATTTCCCATCACAAACGACGGGTGACATTAACTTAAATTGGCAACATCGTAATCGGTTACTACAAACAGGTAGGATTCCCAGCTTTAACGATGTAACCACGTCTGCTGAAGAAAATACAGCTTATAATTTCCGTGTTTTTGACAGTGAAAACACTCGGATTTTTGAAAAAAACAATATCCAAGATACACACTACACATGGGCTGTACCCAAAATATTTGATGGTGAAATGGAAACAGTCTTGGATATTCCGATGACTGGATCAAATAACAGTCAAAGTTTTATCGATGTGTCTGAAAATGCTTATCCAGTACAAAATAATTTTGGTGTGTTGATTAAAACTGATGCTGAAGCGACTGGCGGCTCAAGTGCTTTCTTTAACCAAGCGATACTTAAGACCAATAACGAAGCAGCCAAGCTTGATATTTACAGCGATGACCATTGTATCGAGATGCGTTTAAAGACGGCCCAGCAGACCGATTTTTTGGGTGATGATCCAAATATACTGTATATCAGGGTTTATCATGAACGTTCACCAAATGAAAATATCAGCATTGAATATCTGGTCGGAGTTCAGGCCTATAAAGACAAGATCCGGATTGCAGTAAATGGTACTTTTTTAAGTAATGGCAGCTCAGTTCCCAAAACAATCAGTTACACAGCACAAAATTTAAATCCTGATACTTACTATGATATCGCGGTGCAGTGTATGAATAATGGCACAGTCAACATTGACGGCACAGATATATCTGTTGGCCTGATTACAGTGTTTTTTAATGGTATCGAAGTCCACTCTGATATTTTACATATCTTGTCATGGGGTTATCCATGTGGTGTGCGTTTGAACTTATCACCTAATTATCAACTTGGTAGCAAAGTTGCATTAAATGGATTACGTATCACAAAACGTAGTGGTGGACGATATAGTGCTGACTATAGTCCTGTAGCATTTGAAAAAGGTTCTTCTGATCCATATTGGAATAATGTAGTTCTGCTACTGCCAATGACGGGTAGTAATAACCAGCATGATTTTTATGATGTATCAAACAATCCAGTTTCAATGGTTTCTACTGAGATGGTATCAACACAAAGCTCTAACAATGCTCATGGTGGATCAGCAGCCTACTTTTATCAGCCAATGCTGAAAGTTGAACATCAAAATATTTTTAACTTACGCGATAGAAGTTTCATCATTGAAGGACGTGTGCAATGCGGTGCTGGAGAGATTCTTCAAGTTTCTTCAGCCATGGCTTTAACTATAGATCAGTACGCATTTACTTTAAGCAACTACGACTCACCATCGATTCAAAGTATCACAGTACCTCTTTTAGTGGGGGTAAATCCGGATTGGTTACCAAACGAATATTTTAAATTCAAAATCGTTCGTGATGCGGTTACAGGCATTACTACGCTTTGGTTCAATGATAAAAATGCTTCAGGTGAACTCAATCCTTCGCTTTCATCAGCGCCTGATATTTTGATTGGTTTTGCAAATGCAAATAAAGGCTCATTTAATGGACTTAGCATCAAAACAGCAGATTCAAATGCAGAACTTATTCCAAATGTAAAAAATCCAGTGAGGATTGAATTAGAGACAGAGCGAGATGGTGTTACTAGTTTTCAGGCAGTAATTGCAACTGTAGAGGTGAAGTAGCTTTAAACCAGTTTAAAAGATTTGGTGCTGATCTAAATCTACTCTTAAGGCTCTTAGATTGTTTGAATTTTTAAAACATCAATTTTTGAGTCGTGGAGGTGCATCATGTAAACGCACAATTCATTAATAACTTATCTACTAATACTGGGAGCTACTTGCTACGCAAATAGAAAGTAGCTCTCATGACAGTCTGAGTGTCATAAGCAAGCCTAGCAATCGGGATCACGATAGCTTGAGCATACAAAAATGAAAAGCTTTTGCACAAGGTGAAACTATCAGCAGTGATGAAAAGTCAAAAAGCAAAATTTCTAATGAAATTGTGATTACCAATTTTTAAACGAGTTTAAAAGACCAGTTCTTTTGAACTGGTCTATCTTTTTCTCATTGATTTAAATGAGTGAAAATAATGCCTGCTGCAAAACTAAATTTAAAAATAGAACAAGGTGCAACCTTTAGACAGAAATTCGACTGGAAAGCAAATGGATTGCAAGTCAATTTGACAGGATTTTCAGCGCGAATGCACTTACGACAACCAATTGAGTCAACTACCGTTATACATGAATTAACTACAGAAAATGGTGGTATCCGTTTTATTGATCCAGAAAATGGCAAAATAGAGTTATTTATCTCAAATATAGATACTTCAAAATTTAATTTTTCAACATGTGTTTATGATTTAGAAATGGTTGCACCAAACACAGATGTAACCAGACTGATTGAAGGTACCATTACTTTGAGTAAAGAGGTGACTCGATGAGTAGTTCTATAAGTGTAGATACGACTGTTACTGAAATCAGTAATGTTGATACGACTGTTACTGAAATCAATATTGTAACGACGGGCCAACAAGGACCATCTGGCCCAAAAGGTGACCCTGGTGATTTTGATGCTTCGATTGTTGAAGATATGCAACATCAAGTTGATAATCTTGAAAATGAAGTAGTTCAAGTTAAAAATTTAGCTCAAAGCAACGAACTGAAAATATCTACAAAAGCGGATCATGTAGAACTTAAGCAAGCACAAAATCAGATTGACGAAAATCGATTAGCTTTACTCACAAAGGCTGATCAACAAGCTTTAGCAATGCTTTCATCACTAGTGGGTACAAAAGCAGATCAAGCATATGTTCAACAACAAATAGCGAGCTTGGTTGGATCTGCGCCTGAAGCTTTAAACACAATATATGAATTGGCTGCTGCAATTCAAAATGAGCAAGACATTCTTGATATACTAAATCAGTCAGTTGCGAATCGAGTCCGGTTTGATGTAGCGACTCAAGTACTAACTGAGCTTCAGAAAGAAAATGCTAGAACAAATATTGGTTCGGAGGCAATAGGTACAGCACAACAACTAGTGAGTCAGATCACAGCAGCGAGTATTGGTGCAGCTACCGCAGCACAAGGCGCACAAGCAGATACTGCATTACAGAGTGATGATGTAGCACCAGTCGCTTTGTTGGGTTTATTCTCAAGCTTAGCTGGACAGTCAAAGATATTTGATGTTGTATTTAATGCATACAGTATTGGTTCTAATACAGCTATAGCTGCAACAGATACGTTGGGGCAGATGCTTGGGAAACTACAAAAACAAATTGATAGTATTGAAAGTGGATTTGATCAAGAACAAGTTGATGCAGAAATTAAAAAAAGTATCAATGTATCTCCGTACGAAGGTTATATAAAACCAAAATCATCAAACAATAGTATCGCAATTGGCGATTTATCTTTAGCTGATAATAATAGTATCGTTATCGGGAATAACTCAAGATCAACTTTCAATGGGGCTGTTTTTGGCAATACAAATAATATTACCTCATCTGGTAGTTTATGTGTTGGGAATAATAATATTATCGAAAATGGTGCTTATAATACGGTTATGGGTGTAAATTCTTATTGTATAGATTCATATAATATCATTAGCCTCGGTATTGGAAATTATTGTATTAATGGTGTACGTAGTGTCTTTTACGGTTCGTCGATATCGTCAGAAGACTCACAAAGCAATGTTTTTGTCGGAAATGGTATTAGTTCATCATATAATGCATCAAATAATGCAGCGTTTGGTAATGAAATTCAATTCATGCGGGACTGTAGTGACAATTTAGCGCTTGGTCGAAATATCACGCTTGGATCAAATTGTATCGGCGTGGGTAAATCAATTTCAATTGATACAGCATATGAATCTGTCTTCGCGTTTGGTAATGACGTAAATGCAACAGCATCAAATCAGGTGCAACTTGGAAATACCACAACAACCACTTACACTTACGGAACTGTACAAGATCGCTCAGATAGTCGTGACAAAGCCGATGTGTCTGAGTGTACATTAGGTTTAGACTTTATCAATCAACTCAAGCCCAAAAAATGGAAGTGGGATTATCGTGAAGATTACGTTAGAGCGCTTTATCCTCTTTTAAGACGTTCTGAATTTGAATCAGATGAATCTTATCAAATTGCAGAAACACAACGCATTCAGGCAATTGCAGAATTTTTTAGAAACCCGGAAAAAGATGGGTCTAAAACTAGAGAAAGATGGCACTACGGTTTAATTGCTGATGATTTAAAACAGACTCTTGATAATCTGGGCATCGATTTTGGTGCTTATCAAGATCACAGCATAGATGGTGGATTAGATGTGAAGACAGTTGGATATATCGAATTGATTGCTCCCATGCTCAAAGCAATACAAGAGCTTTCATTAAAAGTTAAAAAACTTGAGCAAAAATAA